CATTCTGCACAAAGGCAGAAATAATTGACGAACAAGAAGTTGACAAGCGAGAGGAGCACCCTCGAAAATTCTTTGTTTGACTTTGGATACTTTAACAGGCTCGTCTTTCAAACTTCCTTTGGCGATTGTCCACGCTCGCTCACCTTTCAACAAGGCTTCTTTTACTTGCTTAGTTTCTTCCCAAACTTCATCAACAAAAGTTCTAGGACATGCATGTTCCTTTGTCGGGGGGAGCTCTACCACCAAGCTCTCTTTCTTCCCTTTCAAAGGAACTCCAGCTGCTGTCTTCATCTTCATAGCATCAATGAAACGTTCTCCATCAATGCCACTGACAGTCTCAATTTGATTTAGAGGACCAATCTCCTTAGACTCAGTATAAAACCGAGTTTTCTCTTTCAAATTACCAACATAACTGTCAAATGCTTTAGACAACAGATCTGGATTGCAACCAGAACTAGGACATGTCATGATCTCTGCATAAGTTCGCCAAGGATCAGCTTCCTTCGTTTTTGGTGGACCATAATTACATGGTGCCTCACAAACTTCCGCAACAGTATCAGAAATCTTCAACTTGTGCACAGAACTGTGAAAAGAAGCTCGATTAGGACGAGATCCCAAGAACTTGTAGCAACCTCCTTGCAATTGGAATACACTTTTGGGGTGCATTTCAGGAGAGATGTTCAAATCTTCGCCATATTGTTTCCAGGGATAAGGAGTTTCACTTGTTGATAAAATCACAAACTTTTTCTCCTTCAACAAGGTAATAGCATCATAAATCATTTTTTGAGTAAGATGACTTGCTACACCTGTAGTCTTTTCTGGAATACCTGCCAAGTGAACACCAGCAATAACGTTCTCACGACCTGCAGTGATAGTGACAGAACAGCAATCTCCATTCCGAGTGCCTCGTTTGATCTTGTACTTGTGACCATTGACTTCTCTTCCTTCGGACAAAGTAGAAACTCGTTCAGCTTTAATTTGACACATTTCTAGCTCAGCATCTCTAGTTTTATGTACAAAATAGCCATTAAAGTCATCCACAAATTCCAAAGGAAAAAAGTCAGTGATATCCTTCCAATCACCACCAGCTGGAAACCAACAAAGTCCCATATCCGAATTCCCAATTCGTAGGCAAGTGTGTTCTGAGATCCAATCAAAGAAGTCTCCACCATGCTTTCCTTCCGGATGTCTTTTCATGTGAACTTGCGTTCCATAACACTGTGAAATCACATGCCACGGTAACAAAGCCACATTTGACTTCAGAAATAATGCATTGGAAACTTTCTTCAAATCTGGACCAAAAGAGCAGAATGCGAGATTGTTAAATGCCAAAGCACTCAAATCATGCACATTAATAGTCTTAGACTTTTGTGTACACGAAATTTTCCTGACCCGCTTGTCAGGATCGTGCCATTGATGGTCATCGGCAATTTGCCTCACCTTCTCGGCTTCCGCATCTCTTTC